GGGAGCGACACGTTTAGCAGCTCCCGACATGCGTGCACCGATCCTGACGTTTCGGCCCTCCTGGAGGCTCTGGTGGCGATTTCCGCACCCTCCGGCCTGGGCCCTGCCGGGGCGGCCCTGTGGTCTGACATCTCGGGCAAGTACGGGTTGCGCGCCGATGAGGCCCGCGTCCTCGAGGATGCGGCTCGTGAGGCTGACCTGATCGCCACACTGGATGCGGGCATGGCCGGCCAGGATCTTCTGGTGCGCGGCTCGCAGGGGCAGCAGGTGATCAACCCGCTGATCTCCGAGCTTCGGCAGCACCGGTCGACGCTGGCAGCCCTGTTGCGGCAGTTGAAGCTGCCCGACGAGGAGGTTTCCGCCGAGGCTCGTTCGAATGCGGCGCGGGCTGCGGCGAACGCCCGCTGGTCCCGTCGTGGCGCTTAGCCTCGCGGTCAAGGTCGACACCGCGGAGTCGGAGTTCCGCGAGATCATCGGCTGGTATCAGGATCTGCTCGACCGGACTAATCCGCCGGTCGATCTGGCCTGGGAGCCGGTTCGGATCGGGCCGTCATGGCAGTGGCGTGACGGCTGGGTGTTGCCGGAGTTCACGCTCGGGTGGCGGGTGCTGGCCTGGTGTGGGGTGTGGCTGCGAGACAAGCACGGCAAGCCGTGGCAGTTCACTCCGGAGCAGGCGCGGTTCGTCCTCTGGTACTTCGCCCTCGACCCCGAGTCGGGCGACTTTCTGTACCACTCGGCGGTGTTACAGCGGCTCAAGGGCTGGGGCAAGGACCCGTTGGCGGCGTGCCTCGCGGTGGCGGCCATGTTCGCCGATGTCACGTTCGACTGCTGGGACGGCAACATTCCGGTGGGCCGGGATGAGCCGAACGCCTGGGTGCAGATCGTCGCGGTCAGCCTGGATCAGACGAAGAACACGATGAAGCTGATGCCGTCGCTGATCTCCCCGGAGGCGCGCAAGCACTACGGGATCCAGGTCGGTAAGGAGAACGTCTACGGCCTGGGCGATACGCGGGCGATGCACGCTGTGACGTCGTCGCCGCTGTCGCTGGAGGGTCCGCGGCCGACGCTGGTGATCCGCAATGAGACGCAGAACTGGCTGTCGTCCAACGGCGGGCACGATATGGCCGGGACGATCGAAGGTAACGCGGCCAAGTCGGAGAATGGCGCGTCGCGGATGCTGGACATCTGCAACGCCTACCGGCCGGCTGAGGATTCGGTAGCCGAGCGGGTGCGGGCCGGCTGGGAAGCGACTCAGGGTGAGAATCCGGAGGCGCACGACTTCGGCCTGATGTACGACTCGCTGGAGGCGCCTCCGGAGGCTCCGTTGACTGCCGAGGCTGCGCCGTCGGTGGTGGATTCGATCCGCGGCGATTCGACGTGGTTGTCGATCAAGCGTATTACGGCGTCGATTCTGAACCCGGCGAACCCGGCGAGCGAGTCGCGGCGCAAGTGGTACAACCAGATCACTGCCGCTGAGGATGCCCGTTTCGACCCGAATCAGGTCAAGGCGTGCGCGGTCCCGACCGGCCTCGAGCCGGGTGACGAGATCGTGCTGTTCGGGGACGGCTCGAAGTCCGATGACGCGACGGGGATCGTCGCGGTGCGGATCTCGGATGGCCTGGCGCAGACGCTGCACGTCCAGCAGCCTAAGAAGGGTCAGATCGTCGACCGGGCTGCCGTGGATTACGCGGTGACGCAGGCTTTCGAGCTGTACCGGCCGATTGCTTTCTGGTTCGACCCGTCACACGCCAAGGATGGCAACTCTGAGGGCGATGAGTCGTTCTGGCAGCCGCTGTGTGATGAGTGGATGTCCCGTTACGGGCGGCGGTTGAAGTTCTGGGCGACGAAGACGGGTGATCGGCTTCATGCGGTCGCGTGGGACATGTCGACGCCTGCCCGTCAGGCGACGTTTGTGCCGGCCGTTGAGCGTCTGGACACCGACATTCAGGCCGGCGAGTTCCACTTCTATCAGGCGGGGCCGTCGTCGTGGCTGCAAAGGCACCTGATCAATGCCCGGCGTGCTCCGGGCAAGTATGGGGTGTCGCTGCGGAAGGACAACCGGGAGTCGGCGAAGAAGATCGACCTTGCGGTGTGTGCGGTGGGCGCCCGGATGTTGTGGCGGCTCGTGCTGCTCTCGCGGGTGCAGAAAGCGGGAGTTCCGGGGCGGGGTCGAGTGATCGCCCTGGAGTGATTCCGGGCGCCGTCACCCTCGCCAATGTCTCGCAGACGCTCCTCCCACCCCACGTGATCTGAGAGAGGAGCCCCGTGACTGCACCTGGCGTCTCGCTGCTCCCGTCGATGATCGGGGCAGCACTTCCGGCCCCGTCGCTGCCTGGCGGCCTGTCCGATGACGAGCAGCGGCTGTGTGTCGGCCTGTCGACGAAGCTGTCCCTGCTGTCGGTCAACATGTTGCAGCGGATCGCCTACTACGAGGGCACGCAGCGACTGTCCAGCCTTGGCGTGAGCGTTCCGCAGCAGTTGGCGAACGTGCGGACGGTCGTGGATTGGCCGCGGGTGTGCATCGACCCGCTGATTCCTCGGGCGATCGTGGACGGTTTCCGGATGCCGGGCGCCACGGACGTCGATGAGGAGCTTCAGCAGCATTGGCAGGCCAACGACCTCGACAGCGAGTTCTCGCTGACGGCGCTGGACTCGCTGATCTGTGGTCGCGGGTACATGATCGTCGGTTCGCCGGATCGCCCTGGGGATTCCCCGGTGGTGACGGTGGAGTCACCGCTGAACCTGGCGATGGCGTGGGATCCGCGCACCCGTCGCCCGACCGCCGCCTATCAGGCGTATGAGGTCGAGGGCGTCTATCGGGCGGTGCTGTACCTGCCGGATCAGACGATCACCATGTCGCGGACGCAGACCGAGGCGTGGGTGATCGAGGACCGCGACCAGCACATGTTCGGTGATGTGCCGGTGCGGCGGTTCCCGAACCGGCAGCAGTCATTCGACCGCGAGGGCCGCTCGGAGATCACCCCGGCGATCATGGCGACCACCGACTCTGCCTGCCGCACGTTGCTGGGCATGGAGATCGCCCGGGAGTTCTACTCGATTCCGCACCGCTACATCCTCGGCGCGTCCGAGTCGGACTTCCAGAACGCGGACGGCACGCCCAAGACGGCGTTGCAGATGTCGATGAACAAGTTCCTCGCCCTGGAGAGGGATGAGGAAGGGAATGTGCCGACGGTCGGGCAGTTCACAGCCTACGACCCGGCCGTGTTCACGAAGATCATCGACGAGCACGCCCAGTTGATGGCCTCCTACACCGGTTTCCCGCCGTCCTACTTCGGTCAGACGACAACGGCGAACCCGGCGTCGGCGGATGCGATCCGGGTGGCCGAGAACGGGCTTGTGAGGCGGGCGCAGCAGTGTCAGTTGCAGTGGTCGGGTCCGCTCGAGGACATCATGCGGCTGGTCTGGCGGTTCGCCAACGGTGGCGCCGAGGTGCCGGCGGACATGCAGCGGCTGGAGACCGACTGGGAGCCTGCGGAGACGAAGACCCCGGCCGGGACGGCGGATGCGATCTTCAAGCAGGCGCAGATGGGCGCGATCCCGGCGACGTCGGATGTGACGCTCAAGCAGCTCGGCTACTCGGCGGTGGAGCGGCAGCGGCTGGCGATCGACCGGGCCGTGGACGCGGGCCAGTCGGTGCTGGCTGAGCTGGCGACGAGCCTCCAGGCGAAGGAGGCGCGCGTCGACCTGACCGTGGCGCGCGACATCAACCCGACGGCTGTCAAGGCGGCTCCGACCGTGAATCCGGCTACCGGCAATGTCCAGCCCCCAGCAGCCCCCGCCTCCTAACTCGCAGGCGGCGCAGGCCGGGCTGGCGATCCTGATCGGCCTCGCCATCGCCAAGCTGTGGCCCTCACTGGATCTGTTGCACCTGCGTCAGTCGCTGCCGGCGTTCAAGGCGGCGGTGTTTCAGGAGGTGCAGCGGCACGCGCAGGCGTCGGCGACGTTGGCGGTGCAGCAGTACACGCAGCAGCGGGTGCTGGCGGGTGTTGGGGCGGGTTTCACGCCTCGCCCGGTACCGCCTCCGGTGCTGGATCAGGTGTCGGCCACTGTGGATTGGGCCGTGCAGCCCCTGTGGAGCCCGGATGTGCTCGCGCAGCCGGTTACCGAGGCCGGGTCGACGGCGGTCGCGGACGCGAAGGCGCGTTTGGCTGCCGCGACTGAGCGGCTGGTCCTCGACGCGGGTCAGCAGACGATCGTGCAGAACGTGGCCGCCGATCGGAAGGCCCGCGGTTACGCCCGGATCCCTGAACCCAACGCTTGCGCGTTTTGCCTGATGCTCGCTACCCGTGGCGCGGTCTACAAGACCGACCGGGCCGGGAGGACGAGTAACGGGCGGAGTAAGCGCCTGATCGAGCAGGGCATCCAGAAGGGCGACATCCACGGCGACGGCGACAGTTTCGCCGCGTCCAACGCCAAGTTCAAGGACGGCAAGGTTCCGTCCACGATCAAGGTCCACGACTCCTGCCGCTGCCATGTCGAGCCGGTGTTCGGGGTCTACGAGCCTCCGGCGTCGGTGCGCGCGGCTGATCAGCTATGGATCGTTGCCGGCGAGGGGCGCGGCGGAAAGAGCGCCCGCGATGCCTTCCGGGCCGCAGTCGACGGGATCGCCACCAACAAGACCGGCACCCCCTACTTCACTCCGGACCAGTTGGCCCGCATAGCCGAGCTACGCAGCCAGTTGTAGGACCGCACGCCACCTAGCTAGTACGAGACAGCTCCTCATCTAGCAGGAGGTGGAACTCGTCCGGGTGCAGCGCCTCAAGCCGCCTGCGAGCTGCATTGCGAGCCGCAGCCTTACGGGCACGTTCAGCTCGGTTCTCGTCTTCCCAGGCGCGTTCCTGGCAATCCTTTCCGCAATAGCGGGCGGGGCGCGCTGCATAGCGCTTCCCGCCGCTGTCGAAAGTGCATCCACACCGAGCGCAGGTCGCTATGGCCACGCGCTCAGTGTACGGCATTTCGGCGCTTCACCCCGGCCGCACGGCCACCACCCCTTTGCTCAGCGACGTGACCCGCAGCGGTCGGTTGCCGCTGAGAGTTGACGGCCCACCGCTGGTGCGCGGTCAACGCACCCCAGCGGGCCGCACGGCCTCATTCCTCCCCGTCCTCCTCCGGGACTGGCGGGGATTTGCACCAACCCGTCGACCCCGGAGGTCGGCGTCCCCTATCGCCCCTGGAGGGCAAGCCCATGTCCGAGTCCACCCCTGCCCAGAATCCCCCCGTCGAGGCCCCTCCTGCGCCACCCGCGAAGCCGTCCCTGGAGGACTCGCTCGCAAGTCTCGACGAGAAGACCCGAGCTTTCGTCCTCGGTGAGGTCCAGTCGGCCCGCACTGAAGCGAAGAACCTCCGGGAGCGAGTCAAGGAAGCCGAACCGATCGTCTCCCAGTGGAAGGCGCTCGAAGAAGCCTCCAAGACCGAGACCCAGCGAGCGCAGGAAGAAGTGACCCGCTGGCAGACGGAAGCGCAGACCTGGCGCACCGCCGCAGTTTCGTCACGGGTCGAAACTCTCGCCTCCGCTGACTTCGCCGACCCCTCCGATGCCCTCGCGGCCATCGCCGACCCCGCCAAGTACCTCGACGTGGGCGGACAGATCAACGAGGACGCCATCAAGGCCGACCTCGCCGCGCTTTC